AAAAAAAAGGGCGACCAGTTTCCCAATCGCCCTTTAAATTTGTCTATTATTCAATGAAGAATAATAACTCTTTACATGATATTCGTAACTTTTACACGTCTGTAATAAACGTTTTGGTCTCCAGCTGCAGGTGACGTTAAGTCAATTGCACCTAGACCGTTAGAAGTTGCGAAAGGATTAGCAACCATTCCATACCTGGTCTTGAACCCTATCTTAGGTTGGAAGCTATCTTGACCAACTGCTCTTACCATTTGTAATGGCACATAAGGACAATAGAATAGTCCAGAGTCGTATGGTGAAGTACCTTTGTAACCAACACAATAGAATTGACTTGCATTTACGTTTGCACTATATGGGTCAACATATACTTTAAATTTGCCATTAAGTACACCAGCAAAAGTATTTCCTGTGTCGTCAACGTTTAGGTTAGTATTAAGAGCGGGAGCGTAATCTAATACACCTGACATTTGAAGCGCAGAAGCGACATCAGCTGAACAGATAATTAAGTTACCTTTTCCTCTTCTTGTTTGTTGTCCTATTGCATTAGCATCTCTTTCTAATTGGAATAATAGTCCTTTGAATTTTTCAACTGACCATCTACCATTAGAGTCTGTGTCTAAATCAAAAGTACCAGCATTGGTAGTATTAACTTGAGCACCAGCTTTTGCAGTAGTGTATATTGTTCTAACAACTTCTCTATTGATTTCAGCTAAGATTTCAGAAGATAGGATGTTAGCAAGTTCTGTTTCAGCGTCTAGACCATGGATTGCTTTTAAGTCTTGAGCAAGTTCCATAGTGTATTCAGCTTTAAGAGCTCTTGATTTAGCAGTAACAGTAACTTTATCTATTGAGAAAGCCATTTCAGCAAACTCATCAGTTCCGTCACCTAGTGTTTCTGCCTGAGCAGTAGTCATACCAGAACCAGTAGTGTAAGTACCAGGGGAACTGTCGTTCAATGTCGCAGGGTTAGAACCTGAATGTGAATCAGGTGAACCTGTATCTGAAGCAGCGTCTTCAGCAGAAAAGTCTGAATCAGCTTCGTTAAATAATGCCTCAGCACCCGCTTGAGAACCATATCTTGATTTCATAGCGAAGATAAGTCCAGTTGGACCAGTCATCGGTTGAACACCACAGATATCGTAAGCAATTAGGTTAGGCATAGCTCTTCGTACTAATGATATAAGGACAGGATCCCAGTTATCAACAGAACTACCAGTTGCGTTTATTGGCGCAGCTTCTGTCATAAATGCTCTGTCTTCTCTAACTGCTTTTTCTTGGTTTTCAAGAATAACAGTTGTTACAGCTCTTTTGTATGCGTCCTCGATTTTTGGTAAATCAGGATGCTCCAATACTGGCTGCCATTTTTCTTGTAAGTTTTCAGTAAGATACATTTGTTTATCTCTCCTTAATTAATTAATTAATAACTAAATCTTTACAGATTTAATATTTTTAGTTATAGCGGCTGTATATGCAGCCATAGCATCGGTATTGCTCTCAATCGGAGCGTTAGCCGCAACAGAATCGACATCATCTTTAGATGAGCTTTCTTCTATTTTCTTTTTAGGGAAATAAGATTCTTTAATAGTTTCTAACTTCTCTCTAAATTTCTCAGCACTATCATACTCAACATTTTCAGCCATTGAAGTAAATTTTTCTTTTTCTGTTTCTGCTAAATCGTCTGAAATTTCAGCAACGATTGAGCTTCTATCAGCGTTAGAAACTTTTTTAGTTAAGTCAACATTTTTTTCAATCTGTTCATTTAACTTTGCTTCAAGTTTTTTATTTTGGTTAGTTAAGTCATCAAGCACATTATATTTTTCTTCAGGAACATCAATGTAATGTTCTTTGAACAAATCTTTAAGACCAGTTATGAAGTCTTCAGCGATTTCAGTTCTAATTCCTCTTTCAACCGCTAGTTCATTTTCTTTCATCCACTCTTCCACAACATAGTTTAGATATGAGTCTACTTTTTCAGTCATAGCTTCTTTTATTGTTTCTCTTTCAGCTGAAAGTTTTTCTTCGTATTTAGCCTCAAGGATTTTTGTTTGTTCCTTAATTCTTGTTCTAACAGCAGTTTCAAAAATTGTAGCTGCTTTATCTTTAAATTCTTCAGATAAATCAGCGTCACTTGAAACCAATGCTTTAACATCATCGGATAGGTCAATTTCTACTTCAGTTGATTCTTTTTTAACTTCTTTGTCGTCTTCTTTTTCATCATCATCCTCAGCCTTAACCTCTTTATCTTTACTCTTTTCGTCTTCAGGTTTAGCTTCTTCTTTTACAGAAGAACCAGGTTTTTGATCTTTTGGTAAAGAACCATCTTTAGCTTTTTTCTTTGCTGGATCCGAAGTATTTTGTTTCGCCTTTGCCGCAGCGTCTGGATTTTTATCAGTTGGTCTTACAACTGCAGGACCCATATCAACTGCGTCATTTTTAAGAGTAGGAGCTTGAGCAGGAGCTGCGTTTTTATTAGCCACATTTACCTGTTCTTCAACTTCTACATCTACATTAATATCTGACATTCGGTCTCTCCTTGATTATTAAAAAATAAATTTATTTTTTCGTTATTATTATTTATACAATTTACCATCTCAATACCAACGCAATTTAAACAAGCTGCGTAGGTTATTAAAGTTTTGATAAAAAGTTGTTAAAAATAGAGGCTTTCTTCTCCGCTAATTCTGAGCGTTTTGTATTCTCTATTTGTTTTTTGTAATTTTCAACTTCCATACTTTTCAGTACTCCGTTGTCCCATACCCACTCTTTGCCTTCCATTATACCTTCAACAAAAGCGTCTGGAGCTGATGGGTCTGCAACTATATCAGCTGCGGTAGCAAGATAGAAATCCTTACCTACAACATTACCTTGTGATGATGATTGTATTGATCCCATACCTCTTGATGATACACCTAATTGAGCACCTTCGTCAATTAAATTCTTAACTATTTTACCGTAAGGAGTATCCATTATCTTAGCCTCACCTATGAAGTTTTTACCTTCTGGTTTTAGACTAGTAATCATATGTGAAACTCTTTCTAGGTTAACTGTTGGACCATCTGGATGTCCTAGTTCACCGAAAGCTCGTTTCTTGTTTACATATTCTGAATTATATCTTTGAACTTCTTTAGTAAGAGTTTGCACAGGATAAACACGACCATTACGGTTCTTAACATCCGCTTGCATAAAAACACCTCTTATCTTATAGTCTTTTTTACCACTAGCATTTGCTTCGGTTAAGACTTCAATATTCTCAATTGTTTCTGTTATTAGTTTCATTTATCTCTCCACCTTCTCTTTGTTATAAACTTTATCTACTATTCCTTTTTTCATATCTTCTACTTTAATTCCTAATTTTTTAGCAAAAGCCAATTTAAATTTTTCTGCCAATTCACCTTTACCTTTAGTCCCAACAATCCTTTCAAGTATTTGCTTATTGTAATTGGGCATTATCTTATTTCAACAATAAGAGTATAGTTATCACCAGCTACAAAACCTTTTGTTGAAAGTAATACATCTCCAGCAGGACTTGTATCCGCTGTCAATGTTGCATTATTAGGTATCATATTTCCAGCAGTATAATAATCGTGATATCCTCTGCCAGATAAAAAACAAATTGTAGAATTAGCAGCACTTGTTCCACTACCTGCCCATAACAATTCAACGCCTGATTTACCATTTGTTGTATTAACCGCCCACCAAATTTTCGCAACACTTCTTTCAGCGTCTTCGGTCATAAATGTTAATGCACTAGCATCCATTTTTGTTACAAGCGTTTCACCTGATCCGTCACACATATTTGTAAATTTCATCACGGTTTTTGTACCAGATGTATCTACTAAAGTTTGACTTGTTACCACATCAGCCATTAATTGTTTCTCCTAAATTCTGTCACCAACAAATAACTCTCTACATTTGAATCAGTTGTTAATAATATTTGTTTATCATTACCAAACTTTAATTGGTCAGGTCGTAATCCATACTTACCTTTACCAGTTAAAGATAAATCACTTGCTTCACTATCAGCACTAATCTTTAATGTGCCTGTTCCTTTTATCAAATAGTAGCACTCAATTAAACTTACTAGTGATTCATTATTACCACTTGCAAGATTTTCAGCACCACCTTCAATCATCTTTTGGTCGGTTTCACTACCTATACCAACAGATTTAATTATAGCTTTATCTGTTGTATCAACAACCGTAGTATTAGTTATCGTCATAAAAAATTAAGCAGTAAATGCTTCGTCTTTTCTTAATTCAATTAATATATATCCAGAAACTCCATAAGCGTTACACTTTAGGTCTCCTGATGTTGCAGTAGTATTTGTTGCGTTGTTCTCAATCTTACCAGCAGTACCATCATAGTGTCCTGTACCTGCAAGATTGATTGCCTTAGTATCTGTCGAAGCACCCACAAATTCAATATCTGCCCAACCAGTATTGTCGTCAGCAGTACCTTGTACCAACGCCCACCATATTCTAGTGATGTCTAACATAGCACCGTTAGCGTGTCCCGCTAATGCACTAGCATCAAGTACAACGGAGTCAGCAGTAGTATTATCGTTCATGTTTACTAAAACAGTAACTTTACCACCAGCAGTTCCACTACCTGTTGCGATTTTTGTATCTTTAAGTGTTCTTGTTGCAATTGCCATTTTTTATTTCCTTAATTTAATATTTCGTTGTCAAAATAATCTTCTATAGCAGACACTTTAACATTTCTTTTTTTTGTTACCTGTTTAATAATACTATCAATTTTAGTTATAATTTCACCTTTGGTATTATCCAACATAGTAAATATATCTTTCACCGCCCGTTTTTCTGCAGGAGATAGTTTTTTAAACTCCGCAGTTTCTCTAGGACTATCGCCCTTTTGTTCAGATAGTTTTTTCTTAAACTTCTGGAACGACAGCTGGTTCAACATTTTCTCCACCTTGGTCTATCTCAACAGGCTCTTGTACAGGCTCTTGTTCTTGTCCTGGTGTTTGTGCCGCTAAATTATCAGCACTTCCTATTCCCATTGGAGTTGTTACAGCACCTTGTACTTTATCTAAACCAGAAGCTGCTTTAGTTGCTTCTAGTTCTTTAGCACTACCCAACCAATCAGTTGCTACTGATTGTCTTTTATCATCAAGTGCTTGTCCAATTTTATCAGACAATGCATTTTTAAATGCGTCTTGAGCTTTTACATTGTCTCCACTTGCAAGTGAATTGACCATGTCTTTTACATTATCATTTGGCATAATTATTTTTCATCTCCTATATTTATATCAGCATTATCATCATCTCCTGACATATCTTGTCCTTCGGGAGAGGCAATAATACCACCTTTTATTTCATCAGCAATCTGATTATCAATCTCAATTATATCTTCATCACTTTGTCTTAATACATTTTTTCTTATATATTCAACTGAATAATATTTTCCTACATAGGCATTAACTTCTTGAGCAAGACTCAATCTTTCTCTTAAAATTTCTGCTTCTTTTAGTTCAGCAAAGTATCCATCTTTTAAATAATCATATTGAATATGTGGTCTAATTATTTGCCAGTCTTCAATTGTGATAACACCTTTTAAAACTAATTGCGTTTTAAGTATATCACTAAAGACCAGTGTAAATCGTTTTCTTAATCTTTGAACGAATTTAGTAAATTTTAATTCATCCCTTGTAATCTCAGCTGCTTTGCCAAGATTAAAACCTGCTTCTGATTCCATTCTTGAAATCGGTACATTCAATGCTTTGTATAATTTCTTTTGAAAGTATTGAACATCTGAAATCTCACCAAGATTTTGTCCACCTGGTAAAGTAGATACTTCAGTTCCTTTTGCACCTTCTCTACGAGGTAACCAAAAGTCTTCAAGCATTGACATATGTTTTCTGTCATCTCTTATCTCACCTGTACTTGCGTCATAAACAAGTTTATTTCTATATCTTGCCATTACATCACGAAGATAAGCTTCTGCTTTTATTTTTGGTAAGTTACCAACATCAACATAAAATATTCTTCTTTCAGGTGCTCTTACTATTCTGTAAATAACAACAGCATCCTCAATCATTCTCAATTGATTAGTAGGTTTAATTGCTTTATGCAAATGACCCATAACCATATTTCTAGTTTGATCTACAACACCAGAAGTAACAAAAGTAATTGAATCAGCAGCAATTTTAACACCAGCGTTATCGTTTCCTGCTTGTATTCCTCTTTCGTTATAAACAAACCATTCTGCTGTTTGTTCTACAACCTCAATCCCTTTGCCTTTTAAATCTCTGGATTTTTTTATCTCACGAACTTTTCTCATTTTTCGTGGATCAATATATCTTAATTCTGTAAGTCCTTTTCTCGGACTATTAGGATCAATTACCTTATGAAAGTAAATACGACCATCAACATACCATCTTTTAAAAATGTCGTGTCCTTTTTCCTCAAAATTTAATAGGCGTAATACCTCATCAAATTCTGTTCTAATTTTGTCTTTAATATTTTCTGAAACAGCAAGCTTATCTAAAGATAATGAAACAGCAGCATCCCTTTCATTGGAAACAATAACTTCATTAATTATATCCTCAACCGCCATATCACATTCTGGATGTTGAGCGACTTCACGATATCTCTTGATTAAGTCAAAATCATTCTTAGCAGTAACTTCCATATCCAAGTATTGGCCAAAGTAACCACCAGCAGATATAGTTGTTGTACCGTCATCTGGAGAAGGGATAGTAAAAGCTTGTTTCGCTTTTGCTGGCTTCTCCAGATCATTATCTTTTCTCGTTATTTCAAATCCAAGTAGTTGTACCATATTATAATTTTCCTTTTTGAATTAACTTATTATGTTTATTATGTAGTAGTATCTGTTTCAAAATACTGGTATCTCCAAGTTACATCAAAAGTTTCTACCTCGTCATTTGTGGCATAGTTTAATGCAATTCCTGGTAACTCAGTTGGGAACAATCCTCTAAAAGTCCAAGACTTTAAAGTTGTTCCGTTTCTGTCCAGATGGTCAACAAATGCGTCAACTTGGTAATCAGAAGGATTTGCAATACCTTCGTTATCACTCATGTTGTTAATTCCGTTCAACCATCTTTCTACCGCTCTGTATATTTTGAAGTCTGTATCGTTCAGTATTGTTGTTGTCCATATAGCAAATGTTCTGTCACCAGCAACATAAAGCTTTCTACCCCTAAAGTCAATAGGAACAGCAGCAACAGTTGAAGCTGGCGTACTAGTAGCAGTACATAAGAACGCCATATCACTTGTTTCTCCACCAACAGCGGCGTACCCAGGAAAAGGTAAAGTTACCTTAAACTGATTGGCACGAGCGCCACCACCTCTTAAACGAGATTTGAAATCATTTATATTTGGCATTTTGTTTTATCTCCTCCCTATTAAGATCCTGCTACTTCAGAAAAGGCAACGCCTGATCTTGTAGCAATAAAGTTAAGTTGGATGAAATTAATAGAACGAACAGGTTTGACAAAAATGTCAGCTCTAAATTCGTTTCTATCTATAACATCTCCAGTATTATTTGTATCGTCACAAACTACTGAAAAGTCTGTGATACCTCTACGACCTTGTACATCTCTTAAAAAAGGTTCTACTAGGTTTCTAAATTGTGCTCTTGTAAATTCATCATTAAATTCAAAGAGTTGGAATTTAGCAGCAGTAGAAATAGCCTTTTCTAATACAATAAACAATCTTCTAACATTTATTCTGTCAAAAGCACTTGGTTTAGATTGAGCAGTTTTATCTCCAAACAATACCGTACCTTGTCCAGGAAATGATACAACGCTATTTACTCTCGCTTTGTATAAATCATCTCTTTGAGTTTGGTTTGGATTGAATGCTAATTTAACTGCACCTCTAATTTGTCCACGATTGAAACCGCCTGGTGAAAACCATGCGTCTGCAACGCTGTCAGTTCTAGCACAAAGACCAGCGATATCCCCATTTAAAGGAACATATCTGTAAACATCATTGTATTTGTCGAACATATATTTGTAACCACTATCAATTGAAGCATAACTTGTTGATGGTAAACCATCAGCAAACGATTTAACATTTGCAGTTTGTGAAATTGCGTTTGTTACACCAACAACATCTGCTCTCGCAGGTGATATGAAAGCAACACAGTCTTTTCTTGATGTTGCAATATCCATAACAGCAGTTGCCTTTGTATCTCCAGTAGCGTCAGCGCCTGTTTGAGAAGGTCCACATATTAATAAACTTAAATCAACATTTTCAGCGTCATCAAATTTTTCGTATGCAGTAGCAACCTCAGCATTAGTTATACTATAATCATCTGTACCACTTGCTAATGAAGCCCTGAACACAGTAAAGTCATTAGTACCTTGTTGGTCAAAAGTTTGACCTTTCTTAGCTGAACCAGCATTTGCTAATGTTGATTCGTGATCCATCCAGTAAATATATTTTGATTGACTGTATAATACATCACGGTAGTAATTACTTGCTCCAGTTGATGTTTTAGCGTCTGAAGCCTGGGATAATCCTTCAAATGTTTCTAGGATTGTTCCAGTAGTTCCAGATATTTCACCATCTTCATCTATAACAGCAATGTGTAGTTCATCTAAAGATCCACCAGCATCGGATACATCATCCGTAGTTGTTGGTGCATTAGCAAAATTGAAGTAATATTCCCAATGTCTTCTAATTACAGCGTTATCTACAACAGCGTGTCTTAATCCACCAGTTTCAGTAGTTCCTGTAGCAGGATTGAATCTTGCGATTGTTAGAACGTGAGTTGATATTCCTGTTATTTTGTAATAGAATCCTGATGGTGTAGAAGTATAGACAGAAGTATCTCCAAACTCTAATATATCTCCAACTTGCATTAGAGATCCATCATCAACGGTAATAGTTGTATCGCCAATAGCCGCACTAGCGTCATCGACAAGGTTACCACTCATTGCATGAGGTCCAAAAGCAGTAGAGTTTGTACACATAGAAACTTGAAGACTGTTTCCTAATGTTCCTGCTTCTCTTGCAGCCCAAGATCCAACAGCAGCTTGACCTGTATTATAATTATCTGTATAGTCAGTAGTATTTTTTATTATGATAGCAGTACCAGATACACAAGCATTTACAACACCTGTGATTGGTCTTACTACTTTCAGATTGTTTCCGTAGCCTAAAAAGTTAGCAGCACTAAACCATTCTTCAAAGTTAGACGTATTTGGTTTCCCAAAATTGTCAACTAATTCATTTTCAGATGAAATAGTAGTTATCTCATCTATTGGTCCTTTTGCCGCCGTTAACACGATACCGCCAGAAGATGTTGAAACCGCTGGTACGATATTTGTTAAGTCCTTTTCAGTTACCAAAACACCTGGTGATACTTGAAAAGCCATATTTTATTCTCCTTAATATATTAAGTATTAATCTTTATTAGTTATAACCCTTTTGTAGATATTTATTATATTCCATTTCTCTAGTTCTCTCCCTTATGATACTCTACTGGAGTCCATCTTACACCTGCGTCATCAAAAAATGAGTTATCACGACCTTCAGGATCATCTAATCCGTTGTCTATGAACCCAAAAGGCGCCATATCTGCCTCAATTGCGTTTTGTTGGTCAGTAAACATCTGTCCTCTAACATCAACATTAGTTAATTCTTTAAAATATCTTTGATTAGCCATCCAAGAAAAAGCAACTAAACACATAACTAAATCATCATTCGCACCTTGCTCAGCTTCAAAAGATTTTCCACGAGCAATAAAAGTAGAGAGTTCAGAAATAATATCAAAATCTTGAATTATTAATTTATCAGATTCTACAAGACTTTTCAGATTTGAAGTTCCGATTTTTTTTGTACCCTTTGTCATTCTTAAACCTAATTGATTACCACGGCCACTAAAGCCTCCACCTAGTACTTGTCCTGATCGTCCTCGTTGTGTAACCATCATCATATTATCATACTCTAATTCAAATTGCATTGCGTCTGCTACTTGTTGTCCTAAATCATTTATCTCTATTAAACAATATGCTTTGTTATAATGATTTCCTATTTTTTTTAATATGTTAGGAAATACAATAGGTTTAATATTGTTATTTCTATATTTTGCAACAATCTTATAAGGCGCTTTTGTTGCGTCTATAACTACAACAGCAGAATAATCATTTTGAATACCTCTTGCAACATCAACCGTCATAACATAAGTATGGTTTTTAATAGGCATTTCATAAACATCTAAACCTCCAGGACTCTTTTGAGGATCAACAACCGCTAAATTTTTAAGTTTACTTACATTAATAAGTGTATCAATACTTCCTAAAAACTCACATTCAAACTCGGTTTGAAATTGTGATTCACTTGTATTTCTTATTGTTTGAATTTTCCATGCTTCATCACGACCTGGTACTTCTGACCAATGAACTTCCATTGGGATGTAATCATTTTTTTTATTGACAGCATCCATCCATAATTTATAAAACATATTCATTCCATGAGGTGTAGAAACAATAATCACCTTTGAAGTTTCACCAGAAGAAATTGTAGGGTAAACAGAATTAAAAAATTCTTCAGCAATATTATGGGGCACATAGGCGAACTCGTCTAGGAATATAATGTTAAAGGTACTTCCCCGAACAGCACTAGAAGATGTACTCGCCGCAACGATTCTACTTCCGTTTTCTAATTCAAGTGACCCTTTGTTCCAATTAAGAACGCCTTGTTGCATCCATTTCGGCAAATGCTCGTAAGCAAGTTGCAATCGCCCTAATAAATCTCTTGCCGTAGAAGATTTGTTGGCTAGTATTGCAACATTAACATTATCATTAAAAACACAATAATGTAAGAGGTAGGCACATATGATAGTTGACTTGCCACTTTGTCTAGGTAACTTGTTTATTGAAAACCTATTGTTGTGGAAAGTATCTACCATCTTCCGCTGAAAGTCATACATTGTAAAAGGCACAAGACCTTTATCCAATGTAACTATTTTTAAATATGTTTCGATAAAATATTTAGGATCATCAAGGCACTTCATCACTTCATCTACTTGCTTTGGTGTAAATCGTGATTTTGTATGTGCCTTCTTTAGGTTAGGATTTCCTAAATATTGGTCTTGTTTCATTTTTTAT